GGGCGCCCTCAATGGGCGCGACAGTAGCAACCGTACAGTAACCCTGCGGTTCCGTCTACCAACCCTGCCATCGTTTAGATGGCGCAGGAGTACCCTTCCTGAGCCTTTTGGAACCGATCTGCGGGGTTTAGGACCACTTCACGTGTGTCCGTGTGGCTCACAAGTCTTTAGTGTTATGGCCTCCTTTGAAGACTACGAGTTAGTCTGGTACTTCTTAGATGCAACCTGTGTTAACTGTGGGAACCTAGTAACAATCCCTTGCCCTGCCGACAAAATGGCATAAAAAAAGAAGGCCGGTCCCCGTAGGGACCGACCTCCTGTTTGCCTCGCGCTATGGGTTACTTAGACCCACGACCAAACTCTGCAGCTTTTGGATCCAATGCCTTAAGCAGTGGACCTGCAACCGCAGCGATTCCTGCTGTTGCTAAAGCCTTTGGATCTGTTACGCCTGCAAGATATAAGGCGATTATTGATGCAATTCCAGCACGTAAATAAGTTGCTGCCATTGCCTTTAACTTGTTCTTATCCATTGTTACTCCTTTGGACTTGTTGGTTCTTTCTTCTTTGGTAGTGGCCTAACTGCTGCCTTAACCTTTGCGACAACCTTCGGCTTGCCCAACCAAGGGAACCAAGGGGAAGTGTCGTCTCCACATTCATCCTTGATGGAGATGTGAAGATGCTTGTTGTGCTTATTGGAACCTGTGTATTCACGGTCACCTTCTGAGGCACGTTCTGCTGACCAGATCTTGCCTTGGAAAATAAGATACTTAACACGCTTGTCTGCTTTTAGTTCTTGAAATAGATTAACGCAGTCAATGCCACCCAACTTATCGTGGGTTAAATCAACACCGAATCCAGTATTGTGATCTGAGTTAGGACTCTTGCTCAGGTGTGCTGCTGATGGTAGCAACCCATCTGAGGCTTTCTTCCGAGAAGGACATATCGCTGTGGCTTGTCGAAGGACAGCAATAGCGGCAGGTGTGGCTTTCTTTACAACAGGTTTCATCGTTACTCATTTCTCTGCAACCAATCGGTACAGGTCATCTATGCGGTCTTCTAATCTTTTGACAGAATCTTTAAGGCTTGAACCACCATTAGGTTTGAGTTCATTAAGGTAGTGCTTTACTAACCAGCGTACCGCTGCAGCAAAGCCACCAATGATTGTCATTACTGCAACAGCAACTGTTGCGTAGTCTTGTGCCTGCATTAGACCGTCCTAATGGTTACTAAGAGCGTTCCGCCGTAGCCAGAGAAGCGCTTATCTGATGGTGTCTTGTTAACAAAGTCCAGCTCTTCGATGAGTCCAAGGTAAGACTCACCGGTTCTAAAGTCTTCAACGCGGATGGTATCTCCAACATTTTCAACAGCTTTGAGTTGGCTCATACGATCATAAGCAGAACCTTCAAAACCAATCTCAACTCCGAAGTGATCTGACTCGTGGTCAAAGCAAGACAATGGATACTGGATAAGTTCTTGACGTGGGATGGCAGGCAGTGCCTTAATCTGATAACCAGTAAACAACGGCCCCTTAGATGTATCAGTAGTTGAGCGAGTCAATGTAAACTGGAAGCCAAGGTATTCTTGTGATGCCTGTGGGTAACTGATGTTAACTTCAGGTACGTTTGATCCTTGCGAGAAGGTACCAATACGATAGTAGTTATTGCCAGCATCAATAGAATCTACGTATAGCCCACCATTGAACGTGCTAACACGGGCTTGAAGCAGCTTAAAGATTTTAGTTTCTAGTGTGTTGTATCTGATGTAACCAGTACGCAGGTAACCTTCTGCTACTAGCGTACTTGCGGATTCGACCCATATTCCATCACCTGGTATACCAAAGACAACTCTATCAGTATTGCCAAGGAAGTCTGTAGATATTGGATTAGCGCTTTCACCGCTTGCATAAACATCCCAAGCATAGGCAAAGATAAGACTATTAGGAACTGCTGGTTGTGATAAATCAATACGGATTAAACCTGATTCGGTGCCTTGTAAGGTTGTTACATAAGCAAAACTATCCCTAAAGGTTACGCTCTTGCACTCTGTATTTATTAGTAATGGTCCATAACTAATGTCACCATCGGCAGATACTACTGCAACTCTTACACCCTTGTTGGTGCAAAGAACTCCAAAGGTACCAAGGTATACATCAAAGGCATTTAGTATTTCACCTTCTGGTAAATCAACTACAACAGTAGGAGTATTAAGTGTTGGGAAACCAAGAGCATTAGGAACTGTGGCATCTAAAGTAATCTTGTATAGAGATGACTGCGATCCAGCATAGCCACCAACATAGAAAGCAGCAGGTCCTTCAGATATGGTTGTCCATATCCACGATGGATTTGGGTGTGTATAAAGTTCAGTAGGTAGAGCGTGACCACCTGAAGTGGTTGCCTTATTAGAATCTAGTTCATATAGATCTCTATCAACTCCAGCTAGTAAACGTTGCTTTGCGTATCGCATTACTACTGTAGTTACTGGACCATTAAGATCGTAGATATGACCATCAGATGTGGTACCAAAGATATTACCTCTATGGATACGAGCATTATCTGCTGCAAAGTACCGAGTACCATCAGAGGTTAGCGACTTAAAATCAAGCGTATGTGGAACTGTTACCAAGGTATAGGTAGTAACGGTAGGTGTATCGCCACTCATAGTGAGTTTCTTTAGATCGGGTCCTTCAGTAAAGACAATCGCATCTACGTTATTGGTGGCATCTCTAGCACCAAATAAAGATAGATTGGTTGCTGTTGCAACCCTAGCCCTGACTGTGCTGTTAAGCAGGGTAGCCTGACCTCTTGTCCAAACATCTACACCTTTAGACTGTGTGTATTGGAATCGCAGCGACTCTTCTTGGATAGGCTCGAAGAACTTGATGCCAGCACCAAGGTGGAAAGAGCTTTGGGATCTAAGCCACCAACCAGTAAGCGTCTGTTCACCTGGCTCACGGCTCTGGTCAATCTGTTGCTTACGATACTGAGCTGTGACACGACGAAAAGGTGCATCATCGGAGTTCAATATAAAGAACGGTAGACCAGCAATTGCTACATCGTAGGCTTCGCCAGTAGATGAGAAATTAGTGGCACCCACTGGGTTTGATAGGACGTAGGGTATTCCCTCTGTGATGTCGTCGCCGTAGGCCACTGTGTCTCCTTAGTTATTCTGTAGGTTTTGTCCAAGATAAAGTTGCTTCGTCCCATTGATACTGAGGTTCTAACCAATACGCTTCTTGGTCAGGTGTATATGGGTTAACTGGCATAGGAGTTGGTGGTTCCCAATCACAAGTATCTTCATTCAAAGTCCAAGAAGGATACGGTTGTGGTATGTAAAACGCATCAAGAGTTGGGTCATAAAAAAACCCAATGCCTGCGTAGTTCTTGCGAAAGTTTCTATTGTATGAAGTCTGGACCCAGTTGCCGCCAAATAATGATTGGCAAAATTCAATACCCTTAGTCTCTGATTCAACACCATCAACTAATAGTTCGTTGTTATGTACAACAATTACTTGTTTAACAATGTTGTTCTCATCTAGTTCTGCAAAGTGTGCCATTAGAAAGTTATACTCCCGCTTCCTGTCCATTGGTAGATCTTGAATCCGCCTGTGTTTGTAAATGTAGGTGAACCTGTAGTTGATACAGCATCGGCAAATGTATTTGCGTAACGAATAATTACAACTCCTGAACCGCCAGTGTTGAAAGGTGTATTAAATTGACCGCCTGCTCCACCACCTGTATTTGCAGAACCTGGAGTTCCTGCAACATTTGGATTAGGGCTAACGCCGTATCCACCATTACCGCCACCACCTGCACCGCCAGGTGCTTGATAAACGTTTTGAGATGTGTTTGCACCACCACCACCTGCATATGTAACACTTGATCCAGTAATTGATGAAGAAGATCCTGCGCCTCCCACGCCACCTTGGTTACTGGTTGCATTACCACCCGCAGCAGATGCACCACCACCGCCACCAAATTGTGCAAATGAAACAGTAGAACCCGAACCACCATTATTGCCTTGTGATGGTGATACGGAAGGTGTATTACCAGCACCAAAGGTTCCGTTACCCCAAGCACCAGATCCCGAACCACCTGCTACACCATTGGCGGTTGTTCCACCAGGATTACCCTGTGCTGCGCCTCCACCACCTGAAGAAGTAATGCTACTGAAGACAGAATCGCTTCCACTTGGAGCAGGTCCGTAAGGTGAACCAAAGGCACCAGCAGCACCACCGCCACCAACAGTTACTGTGATTGCACTTCCAGTGGATACTCCAAATCCTGATGCAGTTCTGTATCCACCAGCACCAGCACCGCCCTGCGATCCACCGCCACCGCCAGCAACAACTAAGTATTCAACGGTTGACGGAGCGACTACTGGCGCAACAGGACTTACAGAGTTAGATGCAGCAGATGCTGTTGATGTTCCAAAGGCATTGGTTGCTGTTGTTGTAAATGTATAAGCAGTTCCATTGGTCAATCCTGAAACTGTAACTGGACTTCCACCTGAAGCTGCGATTGATCCAGGTGAAGAAGTTGTTGTAAAGGAAGTAATTGCTGAGCCACCTGTTGCATTGGCTGAGAAGGTAACTGAAGCAGTTCCATTGCCAGCAGTAGCGGTTCCAATTGTAGGAGCCTGCGGTACTGATGCAGATAGTACAGAGTTGCTAGAACTTGATGCTCCAGATGTACCATTGGCATTAGTTGCTGTGACAGTAAATGTGTATGAAGTTCCTACTGTGCGTGAGATAGTAATAGGGCTTGCGCCACCTGTTGCTGTTCCTCCGCCTGATGATGTAGTAGTAAATGTTGAAACCGTTTTGCCACCATTTGCACCAGCAGTAAATGGAACAGAGATGTTCGCACTTCCTGTATAAGCCTGTCCTGTAGCACAACTTGCTGTGCCAATAGTAGGAGCCTGTGGAACTGTAGTAGCAGTAATGCTATTGGTTGTTGTAGCCGTTGAAGATCCATTGGCATTGGCTGCTGTCACGCTAAATGTGTACGCTGTAGAAGAAGCCAAACCAGTAACTGTAAATGGAGCAACATCTGTTGATGTAAATGATCCTGGTGTTGATGTGGCTGTGTAAGAGGCTATAGTCTTTCCACCTGTTGCCCCACCTGAAACAGTAATTGTTGCTGCACCATTGTTATAGGCGCGACCTGTGCCAACGTCTGCAGCACTTACTGTTGGTGCTTGTGGAACTGTAGTTGCAGTGACAGCACTAGATACAGTTGCTGTAGATGTGCCATTAGCGTTAGTTGCTACAACGCTATATGTGTATGAGGTGCCTGATGCCAGACCAGTTATGGTCAATGGGGATAGGCTGTTAGCTGTAAAGCTTCCAGGACTTGATGTTGCTGTGTATGAACTGATAGAAGCCCCACCAGTTGCACCGCCTGTTACAGTAATAGTAGTAGCTGCATTGTTATATGGACGACTTGTGCCAACGTCTGCAACTGAAATTACAGGTGCCTGTGGAATTGTGGTTGCAGTTATGCTGTTAGATGCAGCAGATGCAGCGCCTGTTCCAGCAGAGTTAGTAGCCCTTGCTGTAAATGTATAGGCAACTCCTGATTGCAAACCAGTGACTGTAATAGGAGAAGATACACCAGTTGCAGTAAACCCACCAGGACTAGATGTCACCGTGTAAGAGGTAATAGGAAGTCCACCAGTAATTGCAGGTGCAGTGAAGGTTACATCTGCTCGTCCATTGTTGTAGGCACGACCCGATCCAACGTTCGTTGCTGTTCCAATTGTTGGAACTCCTGGTACCTCACGTTTAGAAGATGCGACTGTTCCAAGGATTCTCATTAGGCAGCTATATCTCCGATTAGGATCCAAGAGTTTGTGTTAAGTTTAATAAGAGTTGCAGCAGAATACTGTGTTCTTAATTTAGTTGCGGTATCTGATGCGCTAACAGTTACGCCAACTGCAGGTGCAATAGTTACCTGACCTACTCCATTTTGGCTAATAGTAATCTGAGTTCCATTAGCAAAAGGAACCGTAGCATTAGTTGGAACAGTTAAAGTAATAGCTGATGCACTGGTCAGTGTTATCAATTGACCAGCATCATTGGCAGTTAGCGTGTAGGTTGTGCCAGTTTGATTGTTAAGTGGAATAGTTTCATTAAGTCCTGCTTCAAAGGCATTAAGTGCTTCAGATACAAAGACGTGCTTTACTGTCGCTCCACCTGAGTGTGAGATTGGACTGGTGCCTGACTGACCACGAACAATCGTAAGCGTGTCACTGTTGATTTGAGTTACAAAAACAATTTCTTCGTTAACGGTATCTGGGTCAATTGCTACTGAGAAGGTATCAATGTTGCCAGGATCTAGAGTTACACCCATAAGCAAGGCAGAACCAGTTCCAGTAGCCACAGTCATAGATGCAGCAGAGTTTGAGATACCAGAGGCAAGCGTTGTTTCTACGCTGATACTTGAGTATTTACGTGTCATTGGTTTTCCTTAGCGGGTGTAGTGGATACGGATTGGATACTTGTCAGCAAGCTTCAAAGCTTCTTCGTTAAGTCGCTGTTGGTATAAAGCAAAGATGTAGCGGGATGCGGCTGCACCAGCAGATGATGGAATCTTAGAATCGTTTAGATCCGCTTCAGCACTAGAGAGATTGATTCGCCCTGCGTCAAGGTAAGACAGTAACTTGTATGCTGCGCCGAGTACGACAACATCCTTGCAAGACTCTGGTAGGCCAGTAACGTCAGCAAAATCATCTGTGTTTGCGTCAAGAGTATTAGGCGTTGCTGTGTACCAAACTTGAATTGTACGACCAGGCTGTACGTTCTCATAGATGTTTATTGTATTCTGTGTATTAAAGGTGGCAGCGTTTGCCATACCATCTAAGCGCCAGCGATTTACCGGTAACCATTCTTGGCTAGAGCCAGTAGTCTGCCAAGAGATAAACAAAACATCTTCGCAGTCATCAGGCAATGGGTATGTAGTCTGAGATGCGTTAAAGGTAAAGGTGTAAGAAGCAGCAATCCATAACTTAGGATAGAAACTGTTGATCGTATCGTTGATTGCCTTCTTGATATTGTTACGAGGAAATGTTGGTGCTAAAGTTACTTGGGCATATTGTGAGTGAGGCGCAGGAGTGGTACCTTGAAACCCACGACCAAAGCCTGGTACTACGTTAAGGTTATTGTTAGCCTTATCAAAAGAATCAATCCAGATTAACTCGTCATCAATTTCAATAAGACCTTTGGCTAGGTTAGAAGATGAGCCAACAGTAATTTGTGATGTAGTGGTAGTTAAACCAGCAGGGTTAGCAACATAGGTAATACGGTCCTGACGTAGTGAGTACCCTTGTAGGTTAGCTCTTACTTCGTCTACCATTTCGTTTAGCGTTGGCATTATTTCCTCTCATACCAGCCATCTCCCCATAGAGTTAGCAGTCGTGCAAAGTATTGTTCGTATTGTGGTGCGATAGCATCTAATGAATAAAGAGATACTGCTCGCTTGTGTATCTTTAGTGGGTTAAGATCTTTGACCCACTCTGTAGCTGCTGCAAACTCCATTGCATTTCTGCAACGGTATCCAGTAAGTCCGTTCACATTAGTTTCTGTAAAGGCTCCCCAGTCTGTGGTAATCGTTGGAGTTCCACAGGTCTGTGCTTCGATAACAACGTTACCGAAAGGTTCTATGTATAGGGTTGGAGCAAATAGGGCAGTAGCACCACCCATTAACTTTGCTCGCTCTTCAGGACCAACAGGTCCTACCCATTCACCGTATTCAATCTTTGGGTTATTACCAGGACCTGCCATAATAAGCTTAAGTCCCAATTCTTTGCATACGTGCTGGGCAATAACTATGCCCTTGCGATCTATCATACGACCTACGTATAAGAAGTAATCTTCTTTCTTCTTTTGCAATGGGAACATCTCTGGTTCTAAGTAACCAGGAATAACCGCATCATAGAAGTTGCCATCAACCGTAGTTGGGTTCTTAAACATCGCATAGATGCTATGCATCCAAGCGTATGATTCAAAGACTTTGTACTTACTAAAGACTCCACCGTATCCAACGCCAAACTCCACCGTGATGTGGTTTGGGTAAGCATCAGCTATTGGTTTTTGTGAAGCACCACCGATAACGCAAATAAAATCCTTTTGCTCTAGGCGCTTGCCAAGTTCCTTGATGGCAGTACCATTAAAGATCTGCCAATGCGGAAGATCGGAATCAAAGGGTGCCTCTGTGTAATGCTTACCGCCTAGTGATTCCTCACGCTGCTCGTTTGTGATACAAGTAATTAGTTCATCACAAGGTGCTTCGTTTTCCTCACCAGCGTAGAGATAAACCGTATGACCTAACCCTTTCATCATCATACAGAATCGGCGTACCTTCTCTGTATAGGCGCAGTTAACATAATCTTTAGTTGTCTGCGTATGAGGCAATGACATTACGTGAAAACGCATCTGCTATACCAGAGCTAGTATCTTATTCCGCAGGAAGTGCTGCTAGTTCTGCTTGATGAGTTGTGATTGCTGCCTCAAGAGTTACAAGCGCTTTATCTACAAAGCCAATACCTTCTTCATCATTGAGTGCTTCACAGGTCTGCTTGTTAAGTGTGTGCTGGTATGCCTCTGTTGCAAACTGTGCAATGCGCTGTTCCAAGATCTTACGCTTTTGCTCATCTGTAAGTAGTGCTGCATAATCAATTGACATTAGATATCCTTTTGTTAAGTTAGCCTCGTCAGGCTAAGGTCCTGCCATTGTATCAGAAGGTTACGCTACCGCTACCAGTCCACTGATAAACATAGTTTCCGCCTACTGTTGTTTGAGTTGGTGACCCAGTTGTTGCAACAGCCAAGCCATATGAGGTTGGGTAAGAGATAATAACAATTCCACTACCACCATTTGTGTTATATGCAGTTCCGCTACTAGCGCCTCCACCACCACGGTTTGCGGCAGGTGCTTGATAGACCGAACCTGTACCGGCCGTGTATGGATTTGCGCCACCCCACGCATTAGCCTGTGCAATTGTTGAGTTCGTTCCATAACCACTACCACCACCACCGCCACCGCGACCTACCGCTGTACCAGTTATGGAAGAAGAAATACCATTTCCACCTATGCCGCCTGTTGGGAAAACTCCGGATTGTGCTTGGCCACCAACGCCACCGGCACCGCCACCGCCACCGCTTGCGTTGTTATTAGTTCCCGTAGAAGTTCCACCGCCAGCATTTCCTTGACCTGCAGTTCCCGCCCCGCCCGTAGTACCAGTTCCAAATCTTCCGCCACCGGAGCCACCAGTTGCACCGTTTTGTGGTGCAGTTCCGGCACCGCCACCGCCACCGCCTATAGATGTAATTGAGTCAAGAGCAGAATTAGAACCGTTTGGAAAAGTAGGAGACGGAAAAGTTCCACTTGAATATGCACCTCCACCGCCGACTGTTATTGTCTTTGCTGAACCTCTAGTTAAACTTATTGTGGACTCTCTATAACCACCGGCACCGCCGCCCGGATTGTATCCAGCGCCGCCACCCGCAAGAACCAAGTAATTAACTGGCACTGATGGTGGTGCAATGGTTCCAGTCCTCCAAGTGCCAGCAACTTTAACTGGCATATCAGAAGCAGTTCTCCAAGTACCAGATACATTGGTATATACAGAAGAAGCAGTTCTCCAAGTTCCAGCAACATTTACATATACAGGCATTGCTCTCCCTTGTTAGGTGTATTGAATATAAACATCGCCATCAACGCCACCAGAAGGTGCAGCAGTTCCAAAAGTTGTTTTTCTTAGACCGTATGTTTGATAGTTAGTATTATTAATATAATAGACCCAGCCAGCAAAACCTCCACCTTGAACATTTCTTGTGGCTAGTCTGTTGGCATTATCTTCCCATCCCCAAGCAACTTGTACACCCCAAGAACTAGAAGGATTACTGTGACGCATATGTTCATAAACCCACCAAGTACCACCTGGGCTATTTGCTAAGCCTCCATCATCTCCTTGGTGTCTAACTGTTCCTGCAGGAGTATTGTTAAAATCAGTATTTAAGTTACCTGAAGATCCAGTTCTTTGAATATAATTTGAAGAGTTAAGAAAAGTTGCTGAAGTTGCTGAAGTCGCTGAAGTTGCATTGCCAGCAAAACTTGAGCCAGTTACTACTCCAGGAACTGTAAGATTACCTGAGCCATTGAGTGAGAGCATAATAATACCTGCAGACCAACCACCAATTTTGAATACATTGTCTGTATCAAGACCCATATTTATAGCATAGTTGCCAGTTCTATGGAAAGACATTGCAGCGGCTTGAGTAGTTGCATTTCCTCTAATTGAGATACTGCCTGTGTCATTAGAGTTTAGGATTGTTCCGCCAGTATTTTCTTTACCAGTAATCAGTCCTGTAAATGATGCTGCTGCAAATGATCCAGCAGAAAAACTTCCAGTTATAGATAATGCGCCTGTACCTGTTAAAGTGGCTACGTTTGTGGCTCCTGCATACCATCTAAAAAATTGCGCTGCATCTGCAACAGATTGCCATAAAGTTGCGTTTTCAATACCTATTGCAAAATCTGCTGCAGATCCTGAAAGACTTGGATACAAAACAAGTTTAGTTCCAAGGCTTCTTGTTCCAACCGTTGGAGCAGCAACACCGTTGATATTGTAATCAATTCTGTTACCAGTAGCGCCATTTAACCAAAGTTGTCCACCACCTGTTGATTGACTATTAGCAAGGGTAGATTGAATCTGACCAGTAAATGTAGAACCCGCAGTTTGAGCCATCTTGTACCAAGTTGCATAACTTGCACTTGATGTTGTAAATCCTGTGTACAAGTCTCCAGTTGCCATATCAATTGTTAGGCCAGACCAACCACCAGCAGCATCTCTATTACCAAACTTTTGAAAGTAGTTGTAGTTGTTAGTTGCTGTTCCATTTGCAGTTGAAGCATTCGCCATTACAACTGAATAGCCCACGGCATAATTTGACCACGTTGCTTGGCTTGAAGCGGCAGGCGTTACAAGGGGAATGTTTCCAGTTCTACCTGTATTTGATGTTGTTAAGTAACCAGTAAATGATGGAGCGGTAACGTTGCCACTAAAAGTTGCACCTGTTAATAATGCAAGACCAGTAGTTGGGTGTACGTGATCTGTTCTACTTGCAGTTGTTCCAACACCAGCACTAGCAGTTCCTAAAGCCAATGCTGCTGTTGATGAAAGAGATGGTTGTGGTCCTGTGGCACCTGTGGCACCTACTGCACCTGCTGTACCAGTAGCACCAATAGGTCCAGTAGGTCCTGTTGCGCCGTTAATTCCGTTAGTACCAGCAGGTCCTGTTACACCCTGTGGTCCAGTTGGACCAGTTACACCGATAGGCCCTGTTGCCCCTACTGGACCTGTAGATCCCGTAGGACCTGTAGCACCGATAGGACCTGTGGGTCCAATGACACCTGCGCTTACAATGGCTAGGAATATCTGTGCGTTATTAGCAAAACCTGTAGTACCAGTTCCACCAGAGTTAATAAGGGTTACTGGGACTATTACATAGTTATTAGGGAAGACGGTAATTGCAGCCGATACTTCCCATTTTTGGAAGTTGGCAGAGTTCGTTCTATCCTGAATAACAAGAATATCTCCAGGGCTAAGGATTTCTAAGAAGATGTCAATGTCAATGTTGTCATCGTCAATGTGGTCAATGTTGATCTGTGTAGCAGAAGTCTGAGTTGCGTTGTTCCATAGCAAGTAAGTATTGCCAGGCTTGCCACTTGTAGCAGTGGTATTGGCTAAATAGTCATAGAAGCTGGAGGACTGACCGTCTGCTCCAGTGGGTCCTGTAGCCCCTGTAGCGCCCGTAGGACCTGGAACAGTGCTGTCTGCACCTGTTGGACCAGTGGCTCCGATTGGACCCGTAGGACCGACAGGTCCTGTTGCTCCGATTGGACCTGTTACTCCAGTTAAACCGATAGGACCTGTAGGCCCTGTATCTCCCGTGACACCGATAGGACCAGTCGGTCCAGTAACTCCTATGGGACCTGTAACGCCAACAGGACCAGTAGGTCCTGTATCTCCCGTAACTCCGATGGGGCCAGTAGGTCCAGTGACACCTACGAGACCCGTGGCACCAGTTGGTCCAGTCGGTCCGACGTTGCCTGTAACTCCGATAGGTCCCGTTGGACCTGTGTTTCCCGTAACGCCCGTTGGACCTGTAGGTCCTGTGTTGCCTGTAACTCCAATAGGACCCGTGGCACCCGTCGCGCCAATCGGTCCAGTAACACCTGTAGCACCTGTTGCTCCAATCGGTCCAGTTGGACCAGTCACTCCTGTTGGTCCAGTACCACCCGTTGAACCAGTTGCTCCCACAGGACCAGTTGCACCTGTTGGTCCAGTGTTACCTGGAGCACCTTGTGGGCCTTGGTCATTTGAAAGACTTACGCCAATTTGTGGAGTGATCTCTTCTATGACAATTACTGTTTCCGAGCTTTGAGCAGCTCCAACGTTTACATAGACAGGGCTTTGTAAACTTTCAATAACAACAAAGTCTTGTGTCAAGTTGTCACCGCGCCTGTTACGATAAACTTACCTTCTAGGATTCTTGTAACTACGCTACCTGAATCTATTACTAGATCATATGAGTAACGACCTGCATCTATATCGGCAGTTGTTGTATCACTAAGAACTACTGTTATTCGGCCATTAGGACCGTCAATAGCCACACGCCCATTGTCATTGGTTGCCACTACAGTTGTAGTAGCTGCACCAACAAAAGGACGCACTGTCATAGTGACATCATAGTTGGTTAGATCCCAAGGAGTGTTGTCGTTGAGAATCTGGAAAGCAAAATTAAATGTAGTTGCTTGGTCACACACCAAGTTATATTTAGCACTCACTCTGACACCGCTCTGAGAGCTTGCGCTGCAGGTAGTTGAAAAGTACCAGCGATGAGGTTACATACGCCGCTGTAATCAAGGCGATTAGTAGTATCCGTACCCGCAATCGCATTTAGAACTCCTACCGTGTCTGTTAGATTAGTTGTTACTTCACGTTGCGTTGCCCATTGCTTTGCAGCAAGGGCTTCGCCAACCATTTCGCCTGGTGCTCTATAGGTGCCACCATTAGCCAAACGATTAAGTTCATCTAATAACGTTGTTCCGTATTGTCCTAGTGCCACCTATTTACCTCAATTCTTTGTAGATCGTGCTACTGCTGCGTTATCTATTAGGTTTGGATAAGGCCTACCTGCTGCTTTAGCTCTAGCCTTTGCTGCAGCTTTTTGCTTTGCTGTTAACGTAGTTGATTTCTTTTTAGGATTCTTTTTATCCCAGAATGCTGTTTTCTTTTTCATTTACACTTACAATCCCAAGCGCGAAGCGACTTGTTTATTCTTGAGTTCGGATCTTTAGCTGTCTTACTGGAAGTGTTCTTTGCCTTCATCCCACACATACGACCACAGAAAGACTTACGTCGTCCTGCAGACTTAGGAGACTTAGCAGCCTCAGCCTTCTTGACTGGAGGCTTAAGGTTCATCCCCTGCGCTTTGGCAGAGGCACGACCTTTTGCGTTGAGGCCACCCTTTGGGTTCTTGCCCTCTGCTCTTTGCCACGCTGGAGACTTAGCCATTACTTGGCAGACTTGCCCATCGCGCCAGTTTGGATTGACTCGTATGTGCAGTACTTCATTGCGCCTTCGTATTGCTTATCAGGTGTTGGGTACTTTGTTAAATCTTCTTCGTAGTTTTCCATTATTACTCCTTAAATGTCATTGAGATCCCATCGAAAGCCTTACCAGCCTCGTTGGAAAGTTGAACTGCTGCATCTATATCTTTGCTCTTTGTTGAACGTGGTTCTATACCCTGACGTGTAGCATCATAATAAGACTGTAGTTCCTTATCGTGCTGCTTAGCTGTAGGTATACCTCTGTGGTTTGCAACCCCTACGCTCAACTCTAGTTCGCCTACCTTGCAGCCAAAGCATCCTTCGACATACTCAAGGTGTGTTGTTCGTCTATGTAAACTCATACTGGAGTTATCCAACTTCCGTATCCGGCAGCGGTAAGTACCCCTGCTTGGTAATCGCTAATAACATATTCGTGACCACCAAGGAAATAATAACTAGCTGCTGCTAGATCATCCTGGCTTGGAGTTAAAGTAATAGTTACATTAGTTCCATTAACAATCAATGTTTGACCGCGTGGAACATCTGTAAGGCTTGGAGCAATATCGCCATCAATAGTTCCACCATTAAGACGACGACCTGCAAGGCGTGAGTACGGAGTAAACTCGTTTAATCCTGCGCCCCAGGTTTGCCACTGGTACGGCGTTACTAATGTGTATGGCATATCCAACCTTTCCTAAGTGACAGAGGGTAGGTTTCCCTACCCCCTGCCGTTGCACTATCTGAATTATCCGTTTGTTGCAGATGACTCAATGCGGAATAGAGCCGCTTCACGAAGACGTGCAAAGCCTCCGAAGTAGTACCAACCGATTGTGCGGAAACGACGTAGTGCGTCAATCTCTGGACCGATAACGGTTGAGATGTCTGCAGCCTGTGCTTCAGCCAATGCTTCACGACCAGCGATGATCGCACGGTAGTTGTTGGTGAATGTAACAGTACCTGTGTCTGCAACAGAAGTGATAGCACTTCCTGCTAGAGCATAGGTGAATGTTGTTGATGTAACAGCAGTGATTGTGTATGTGCCGTTAACTGCTGTATTAGTTGTAGCAGCAACTGTCACAACCTGGCCTACGCCAAGACCGTGAGCAACTGCTGTTGTAATTGTTACAGCGCTTGTTGTTGCAACAACGTTTGTGATTGCAACTGTAGGTGTGATACCTGAAGCAAGGTTTAGACCGTTTAGGACACGTGGTGTCTCAACGATGAATGCACCTTCGATAACGCCTACTGCACCAGCAACGAACGGTGTACGCTCAACGTACTTTGTTAGCTCCTGGAAGCCACCTGTACCAGTTTCAGCGCGAAGATCGGCTGACTGACGTGGGTGTAGGTATGCAGCATATAGTTCACCCATACGAGGCAATGCCTTGTTTGTGCGTAGTGATACAACAGCGTTACGGATATCCGCAACTGTCATTGTGTCTACTGGTAGAACTCCTGCTGATGATGTTGGTGCAGTTCCTGATGGACCGTTTGAGTAGATCACGTTAGTTCCTGCTGAGAGGACCTGACCTACAACGTTATCAATAGAGTCTGCTGCGTTGTACGCGATGATGTCAGCAAGTGCTGAATCAACATCGTTAAATGAAGTTAGGTTTAACTTCTTTGTTGTTGTAACTGCTGAACCGTATTCGTTCAGTGTTACTGTAACCTGTGAAGGGTTACCTAGTGCGATGCTTGATACATCTGAAGTTTCTGTCAATGTAGAAGTAGCTTGTGCCAAATCTGAGTAGATTGAGAAAACAACTGATGATCCTGGCATTGCCTGCTGTACTGGCTTAACATCTGCAAGTGAGCGCATAACAGGAATGGAGCGAAGCGCCATTCTTACATACTGATCGTATGCTGCCTGCACAAGTGCGGTGATATTACCAGTACCCGTTGGGGTACCTTGTGGTGTTGCCATTGTGGTTTAGCCTTTCTTGTTTAGGATCGGATTAGAGTCCAGACAACCTAATAACTTCGTCCAGTTCTTCCTTGCTATTTGCATTCATTAGTTTTTGCATAATGTCTCCATTGTGCTCTGGCGAAGCGCCAGAGTCTGCGGAGTTTGTCATACGCTTATATGCTGCAGCATCGGCTGGATTGATATTAGGTTGTGCCTGGGTTTGGCTTACTTCAATACCGAATACATCGGCATAGTCTTCAAGCCATTTAGATACAGACTCTTCAGTTGGGTCTATATCCTGTGGGATAAATGAAGCAACTTTGCTGTTTACCCCGCGACTTGCGAGGGCATCCTTTATTGCTCGTTCGCGTTGCGACTTATTCAAAGACTCAAACTGAGACTTAAGTTCTTGCAGTTCTTTATCTTTTGCTTTAGCTGCTTTGCGTAATTGCTTTACTAGATCGTTTGATGAGTCATCCATTGTGAAGTCGTCATCATCCTCGTAGTCGTAATTGGACATAGTGGTCCTTCTCCCTATTAGTTGTTGGCATAGGCCTCACATATCCTTGGGGCGGGTTATGTGGCTCCTACTCCTGGTCTTATTATCGCTCCACTAGGCCAGTCGTTCTAGTGGCAGGCTTTTTATTTAGTAACCGCCAGCGCGATCACGTGCTAATGCACCAGAAGATACTCCAGTTTTACCACTGAATGTAGCTTGTTCCAGTCCAGTAATCTTTTGACGTTGCTTACGTGCTTCTTCAGCATTTGGCAATTTGAAGAATTCTGTTTCTGCAGTTGCTTGGGTGTATGGATCTTGTCCATAGATTGCAGCTAACTGTGAACCGCGTTGCAATCCACTGCCGATAGCTGCATATTTTTCTTCTGCCATAGCCTTATTAACACCATATCGTTCTAGGTATGCGGCATCTGAAACATTAGTTGTTAGACCAAAGCGTGCGGCTGATCCACCAATTTCGGCTGTAGTAATTTTACGATTGATTAAATCTTTTCCATTTTCAGGGTCAAGCACATAAGCAAGAATGTCACCATTTTTAATGTCTGGATAGAATTTCTTAAGTGCCGCAAGAACCTCCGGGTTGCTATTAACAACACGTTTTTGAGCAGTAGCAATACGGTCTTCTAGTTCTATATTATCTACATCATTGGCAATCAACTTCGTGAATCCTTTTTGCGAAGTAACTCCGGTTACTGGGTCAACTGTTTGCTCCCAATAACTTTTAGGCAAACCATAGTTTTGCATAATTCTTTGGTATTGATCTTCTAATTTAATGTAGTCGTATGGACGCAAAGCGCTAAGTCCTTTAGCAATACGATCTTTGTTTGCACTAAAACGATTCTGATAAGCTTCAGTATTTTGTAATTGAATAGAAAACTCTGATGGGTCAAAAGAGTTATCAATTAAGTAATTCTTGATATCAGATACCAGGCTACCTAAACCATATTTGTTAAACTCATCATAAAGTATGTTATAGGCAGAAGTGCGTTTTGCTTTATCTTCTGCTATTTTTTGATCGTTTTCAAGTTGTGTACCTGTACCGCCCGTGCCTGTACCACCTGTGCCTGTACCACCCGTACCGCCAGTACCACCTGCACCGTCTGCGCCACCTGCACCGCCTGTTACTGGAGTAGTTACTGTTGTTGAGCCTGCAGGTCCTGTGTATGGCTTGTCGCCTATTACTCCAATATTTATAAGCTGATTTTTTTCAGCCTCTTGTGCTGGAGTTAATTTATTACCTGCTGTTTGTAGTCCCTTAAAAATATTTGATCTATGAATAAGGTAATTATTAAGCCATTCCTGTTCATCTGAGTTTGGTTTAACTCCCCCGGTTGCGCGTCCTTTAAGCTTTTCATAAAGTTGTGCGGCTTCTGGGCTTGATGGATCTGGAAAATTTCCAGCACTTGCAGCTTTAGCTTCTGTTGCGACATTGATTGCCTTGCCAACGGCTTCTCCTGTTTTGCCAGCAATTGCTGCACTGTATTCAGCAGGGGTAAGGTCTACGTTTGGATCGTACGAGTCACCATATTTTCTAGTAACTGGATCAAGTCCACCGCGTTGAATAAGATATTCTTCTGCTGTTATACCAAATTGTTTAGCATTGTCAGCAAGTATCTGTTGAGTACGCTTAGGAAATTTTGTAATATCGGTTACGAATTGTTCAGCCATTTTTACCCCATAAATCCAAAGTCTTGAAGAACCTGTTTAGTTGCATTTGCTACTTGGCTTCGAGCCTTATCTGTATATTGCCAACGATCATCCTTGCGTAATTGCTTTCGTAATTCTGCAAGGCTTATGTTATTAGCAAGAGCGTTTTGAATATTTCTATCTGTCACATCAATAGATGTGTAGGGAAGTTCTAGTTCATCAGATATAGTTGCTCGATATGGGTTAACAATTTCAGTTAAATCGTTGCCCTCATCAATTAACTTCTTAGCCCATTCAGGCATAGCGGTCTTAGCATAGTTACGAATCTTCTGGTTAAAGTCTTCAATAGAAGCACCAGATTGTAGTTCTTTGATAACTTGGTCAATAGTATCAAAGCCAAGAACTTTTGGAAGCAATGATGCAGAGACGCCATTACGAGTAGCAGTTCCAAGCAATGTATTGTAATTAGTCGCTTGTGTTCCACCAGTCTTACCTGGTTCAAACTTTTGACCAGATGACAACTCGTCAATAATTGTTAGGCCATCAATGCCACGAAGATAATAGTCATCAAGTTGGGCATCTGTATATGTGATGCCTCTTGCTTTAAGATTAGGTATAAGAGAAAGCTTCCAGCTTTTCAAACGCTCTTTGTAAAGATCGCTATTTTCTAACTTTAATAAGTAGTTAGTTCTAGCATCAGAGTCTAGCTTTCCCCACTTAGTCTTAAACAAAAGATCTCTTGCTGCAACTGGATTTGTTTTGTAAAGCTTAAAAACTTCTTCAAGTTCTTTTCCATAAATTTTATCTAGCAGAAGTGCTTCGCCAATACCAAGATTGGCAGCAATTTCTGCATCAGTTAATCCTTTAGGTAACGCAGGATTAGGCGTTGTATTATTCATTACTTGTGTATTAGCAACACCCATATTGGCACTAATGCGTGGATCGTATTGGCTAGTAATTGGGTTTTCAAGTGACTTGATGTAAGCTGCTTCTTTGGCTAATCGTGCTTTCTTTTGTGCTGCTGTCTCAGCCATTAGCGCCTCCTAGTGATTTCAACATCCAATCAGTAAATTCAACACGCTCTTTGCGAGCAACATCTTCAGGCGCTGCTTGACGAATAGCTTTTTCTGCAGTAGTAGCAATTTGTTCTTCTGAAAAACCAGGAGTAGTCACAGCTACTAATTCTGTTTTTTTAGTCTTAGGGTTGAACTTCTTTGATGTAGTTCTAACGGAGCCAGTATCAATCATTTTATCAATAGATGTTTTAAGATCTGTGTACCACTTTTGCGCTTTGTCTGCTTCTGTAATGTTTTGACCACGAAGAGCCATAGAAACTTCATCAATCATCTTTATACGATCTGCTTCAGTTCTGTTATAAATCTCACGCTGTGGTAATGCGGCTGTCTTTGCTGCCTCATCTGCTATGTTTGCAGTCTTTGCTGTTGAGCGAAGAAAATCTTCAATGCTCATAGTCTTGACTATTGGATCTGTTGAATAAAAAATGTTCTCAGCTAAACGACTAACCCAAGCACCAAGAGTGTTAGGATCATCAATTGTTTTTCCTGATGCTGCCTTTACCAAACTCTTAATTGAACTGTAAGCCTTTGGATTACTCTTTGAAAGAGTAACAATGTATGGGGCAATCTTGACTGGAGCAAGAGTTACATCTTTGCCTTGTTCTTGGATGCCAAAACCAAGAAGCAGTCCAAGACTATTCTGGCTTGCAGTTCCGGAGTTAAATCCAAAAGTAGGCTTTGGTGTTGAGTTATCGCCAGGTACATTTGGGTTGCCTTTACCGTCTGCTACCCAAACAGTTAACTTACCCTTTTCGTCTTTAGTCCAAGACATTAGTCAATCACCTCATAGTTGTCGTTTTCTAAGTAGCGTGTGTAGAAATCACCGAATCCATTATCCCATAATTTCATCTGTAAAATGTATTCATCCCACTGATCTTTAAGATCAGCATTGGCTGGATCTGAAAGACCTTGTGTACCTAGATTTGCTTTACGGTTTGCAATTTCACGAGTCAGATAATCACGATTAAGAACATAATCAGAAACTGCCTGCATTGTGTTTGTTTTACCGTACTGACCCATCCACTTTTTATCTTGAGTTATCTTAAGAAGACCCTTGACATAACGCTTGGTTTTTGTAAAGTCACCTACAGAGTTATCGTATGCTTCTGTCCAAGCAGGTAAATAATTTTTAATAGACTGAACTGCTTGCTCCCAAGCATCTGTAATTCCTAGCTGTCGAGCAGCCTCTGAATTTACACTCTTGATTCCATACTGGGCAAGAGCTGCATCGCGTTGCTTTGAGAACTTTTCGTAATAGTTCCAGCCAAGGCTTTCCTGACGATCAACTAGAATGTCTTCAGTGGCACGGCGCTCAGTGTATTTAATCTGTCCACCAGGGCGTACTGTTCTATCACGGAAGTAGTTTGCTGCTGCTTCTGAGTACTTATCTTGGTTGTTGCCAAAGTTAGCAATAAATCCAACTAAACCTGGAGTATTTAGTTTATCCATTTCGCCAAGTAGGGCGTTATACTTACGCTGGTTTACTACAGCGCCTGACGTTGTAAGCAAGTTAGTTGTGTTCTTGCTGCTAGGTGCAGTCATAACATAACCAATATCACCATACTTAGAAAGTATGTACTCGTCAACCTTTGTCTTGCCAACTTTTGGGTCTTGCAAAGCACGACGGTAGTCATCAATAATTGGTTGCCACTCAGGACGGAATGTAAATGTAAACGGCAATGACAAGTTAACGCCTATGCGAATCTTGTACAATTGCTTTGCTAAGATAACAGCATCTGCAAAGTCAGGTTGTGGACCTTGGCGTCCATTTTGATCCCACTCATAATACTGAGTCTTCATAGCGCTTCCAACCGCATTTGCAAAGGTAGTGTCATCTAAGCCACTTTGTAATGCAGCATACTTTTGACCTGCTGCTGGAAGTAATAACTTCCAAGGATCTGCTGGCGCTTTACCAAATGGCAGAAGGCTATTCATAATAACGTTAGCTGTTGTTTCGCCAGTAAACTCTATTAAAAACTTCTTTGCACTATCAACACGATCTGGACGATCATTAGCAAACATTGATACTGGAAGAGTTACAGGTATTCCAAATGAAGGAACAAGAGGGTTTTCTCCTGTCAAGAATACGTTAAGACTGTTCTTAGGAATAGATATCTGATATCCCTTTGGGATACCCCATCTTCCTTGTACACCTTCTGGAATTGTAAATAGAAGATATTGTTGGACTGAAGGTGGTGTTCCTGCTGGAACTTCATTGCCTTCTTGGTCTACGACTGTAGCAATACGGTTGGGAAGATTCCAAATCTGTGAGGCACGGGCAATACGTGAAGGATCTTGAAGGAAGAACTTTCCGTAAACCTTAACAGCGTTGTACTGTGCATTAAAGAATGGAACCAAGAAACGCATTGTTGTTGAAATACCGGTATTGTTTGTCATACGGTACAAAGTTTCATTAACAGTTTGACGTGATGCTGAATGTGCAGTACGTTGTAACTGAATAATTAATTGAGGATCTTGAAGGTTCTTGCCCAATCCTTCTGCAATATTAATCTCATTTTGAAGATTCTTCTTGTAAAGTCTTTCATAAAAAGGCCACGCTACAAGATTGTTTTCAGGTGTAGAACCAATAGCTTTGAAGATTCCTGATATAGCAGTATTGATAGAGCTTTTGATAATTCCTTTATCGTAACGTAATGTGTCATCAACAAAGGAACGTCCAGCAATAGGTGCAAGATTTGGAGCACCACGCATCAAAGCATCAAACTGTTCTGGAGTTAATTCCTCACGTGCAATAAGTGCTCGCATTTGCTGATCTGGAAACAGTTTGTAAATACGGGAACGTGCCTCTGAGATATGAGATCTAATTTGATCCGAAGCAACATCAGCATTAATTTCACGTAAGTAAAATTTACCATCACGACGTAACCATCCAGCGATTTCACTATCGCCTTCTCCCTGAAGAATACGCATAGCAAGTTGGTCTTGGCGCAAGATACGATTAGCAAATACTGACATCTCATTGAAGTATTGAGGATCAGTAGGCTGAACTACTGTACGAGTTTCGCTCAACCTTCCTGCGTAACTGCGTGATTCAATACCCTTCATAGCATCGTACGAAAGATAAGTTTGTCCTTCTGTCATCCAGTTAAGCGTGTTATCGCTTGCTGCATCTTGACGATGCAAGATTCCATTAGGACCTGCAAATGCTCCATTAGCTTCAATCTTTACACCAGACGGCGATGTATAAAGATCTTGTCCTTCACCTGAACGTACAATCTTGAGTTCAGAACGACGTGTCGCTAGCTTCTGTGATTGAACGATCTTGTCAAGAATCTCGTTGTCATACTTATCAACCATATCCTGGTAAGTACGGATGCGGTTCATTTGCTGTTCGCCTAGAAGATCAGCAATATCTTCATAGTTCATTCCCTTAGAAATCTCATATGAAGTAATAACACGGATATCAGGTTGCTCAATTGGACCCTTAGCACGCATCTTAAACTTACCAGATGACTCTAACTCATCTGCTAAAATAGAAGAAGGTAGACCTTTACGTGTTTGAATATCTGGAATTGCGCCCTTTGGTAAACGGGTTTGCTTTCCAGGAATCTTGTAGAAAACTTTTCCGCTAGGGAAATCTGCATATACTAAAGTTGTGCCTTTAGGAAGATTTGGAACTACCTCTTGACGTACATACTGACCATAAGCCTTGGCTTGTATGTCCTTGAACTTATCTTTGTCAGCACCAAACAAAAGACCCTTTTGTTCTTTTTGCTTCTTGCTTAACTCAAAGTAAGCATCACGCTGCTTCTGTGTTAGTAAAGGCTTTGTCTTAGATGCTAGAGCAAGTTCAACCATTCCTGGATCAACTGGCTTGCCAAATGTACCTGCAGCACCAGCATAATATTGAGTAGGAGTAACCTCATTTAATATGCTATTACGCACATCAATAGTCTGGCTGCGCTGAGTTACTAACTTACCAATTTGGTCACGTAATTGACTTGGGTTTTCTAGGCCAATTGTTTCTTCAAAAAAGTTTGTAGCTTTAACTGCACGAGTCCTAGTATTAGATGCTAGATTTTTAATCATACCATCTGTTTTAGCAAGAGCACCTAGTGCTAATGCTGCACGAAGTTGACCATCAATTGTGTTACGAATTGGGTAACCCATACGTGTAAGAACAGAAGCCTTAAATAAAGAGTTAGCAAAATCTAACATATCTTCTATTTCGCCAGTTGCTTGACGTGCTTTAAGTGCTGCCTCTGTAGCCTTTTCTCCCAAAGGACGAACATTCTTGTAAATTTTAAGGAACTTATCAAAGTCATTAAAGTCCATCATAGGGACTACGTTAGGCATTTCAGATTTCCAGAATGGAGAAGTAACTAACTTCTCTGCTTCATCTACCCAAAAGCCGTGTTGTGAGAAACTATCCATCATTCCGCGACGGACACTGCCATAGACCTTGTACCAACGCTGTGCTTCATCAACGGTTAAACCATTTTCAAGCGCAATAATATCAGCAAGTTCTGATTCAATGTTTTCAACTGCAGCCATACGTTCAGTAGCGTTGCGAGCATTCATATAATCTCTGGCAAGTTCATTTTTAGTTTCGATATATCTCATATCGCGTAATGGCTTGACAGAATTAAGGGCATATTTGATTTCGTTGTATGAATCTGCTACAGGACCGCCGTCAATACGGACGATACCACGTGGCAATTTGTTAAATGCTGCCTGAATAACTACAACTGGGCGAGTGTATGGAGACTTTTGGAATGTTTCTGTGTAGAAACTAAAATCGTGGTATAGGTCAGATGCCTTAGCACGTGCCTTCTCAACTGCTACGCCAATATTTTTGTTAAATAAGTTAACATCGGCTGCTGATGTGTACTCATTGATGACGCGATAGTCACCAATACCCTCAGACATAGCGCGTTCTAGGTTAGTATCGCGTAATTTAAGGTCATCAAGGACTCTGTTTAAGCGATCATACTCTTGAACTGTAGGAAGATGCTGTTCAATGTTGACTCCAGCGCCCCACTCAATGGTGTTATAACGCTTTTGAATAGGATCTAAGATATCTTGAGAGCGTTGAATCTCATCAGCGATAGATGCACGAGTAACCGCAATTTTTGCTAGTGAATTTGTATCGCCAGCAGCAGCAGCAATAAAGTTTGCCACATCTTCATAGGTATTAGCTTCACCAACAAGTCCTGCCATTAGGGTAGGGTTTGTGGTTTTTCTAATAAAGACATCATCTGCAGCTTCTGCTGCGTTCTTTCCAACAAGACGCTGAGCTACTACACCCATTGGGGTTTCGCGCCCAACAACACCGTTAGATTTGACATACATACCGTGGATGTCAAGCTCTGAACGAAGACGAACAATGTCTTCTGCTGATTCAATAGGACGAATAAGACCAACTTCACGTGCAACCTTAAGGCCCTTGCCACCGATAACTAATGGATCTGCAAAAAAGTTAAGAAGTCCATCAAGACCACCACTGGTAAGTTTTCCAAAAACGTTATCTACAAATGTTTTCTTACGATCTGATGGTGATGCAATATTAAAATCAGGATTAAATAATTCTGCTGTAGGTGCAAGAAAAGCCTGTCCTGGGCTAACTTGTTTTGCAAGTTTCCAATTGCTTACAAGGTTAAGACCTTCACCAGCAGTAAAATCTGCACTAGAAAGAAGAGCCGTACTAACAGGTTGAGATACCTTTGGATATGCCCATTGATAGAATTGATCTACCTCTTTCATACCAAGGTTAAATGCAGTATCTAAACGCACTACCTCTGCTGGCTTAGTAGCAGTATTAACTGCTTTAGTAGCCATATTATTAGCAATGTCGCCAATAATGCGCTTAGGCTCGTTTGCAATGTTAGGGACACTTACGCCAGGGGCTAATTGACTTGCTTGCTTTTGAGCAAGACCACCAGCAAGAGAAATACCTGCCTGTGGAACAGCACCAACTGCGTTACCAATAGTATCGCTAATTGCTTTCTTAACAATATCCCAATAGTTAGGCACAGATTATGCCTCCCGTGTCAGGTAATCTATAAAACCATCTCTGTCGTAATCTGATTCCCAAGGAATTTGTGCAAGCGAAAGGACGATACCTGGATGGTCATAACCTAGTGCATCAACAAACGCTGTAACATCTTTAACAAATTGCTTCACATATTCCCCTGTAATGAGCGCACAAAAATTCTAAATGATTGTGGAGCATCTGGAGCTGATGCCATTGCATCAAGTGCTGGCATATATCTTGCAATAATGTCTGATTCGCCTTGTTGAGATTGATTCATCATCAATGCTTCTGAACCTACACCTGGGCCTGCATCAGTTCCATTCATAATGTTTCTATCTGGAAATGCTGTGTTGTCATAGAGTCCAGGAGTACTTCCTGTTGGAACTGCAGGCGCATTTGATGCGCTAACTCCAGGTGTACGTGCAAGCGGAGCACCAGACTTAATAGCCTGTGTCTCAACGCCTTCGCCGTATGCGATAGAACCCATTTGTAAATTATCAGTACGTGTAGAGAACTTGCCTGGACCTGCTGGTCCTGCCAGTGGATTCATCATACTCACTGTTGGTCCTCCTCTAATTTTTCTAAATCTGCTGCCATATCTTCCCAAGCCCGATTGGTTTGAGTAAGATGATTTGATTGATAAATTGCTAATTCCATTAGTTCACCCGTTAAGGTTTCAATTGATGATGCTATGTTGTGTATAAAGCCTACGCCTACAACAACAAGATCGAGAAAGCGCACTGGACGAGGAATGTAATTATCATCGTTCATCGCCCAGTACACCTCTCATTAAAAAGTCATTATCCCTTTTTTACTGCGTTGCCGCGTCGTCCTGCTGGCATCATTGATGGTACTACCTTGCCTGGTCCTGCTGGCTTGGAGGTATCCTTCTTGCCTTCAACTGGCTTTGACATTGGTGCTGCTGCACGTGATCCTTGGTTCATATTACACCTCCTCTTGTTATGCTGCGCCGGTGATACCAGCTAGTAGTTGGGCTATATCTGGACGTTGACCAGCAGCAGGGGCCATACCACCTTGTTCTTGTGGAGGTTGCGCTGAGGCTGGGGCGGGGGCCGCACCTGCCGCTGGAAGTTGTTGTTCCATACCTGGTGCCATAGGTGGCATCTCTTGGGCTGGAGGTGGTGGTTCTGGTGTAAATGCTTTTTCGATTGTGCTCTCTAGCGATTGGCCCTTTTGCCGACCCTGGATAACAGATGCAATGCGGGTGATAATCTCAATAGGGTCTTGGCCTTGCGCTGCAAGGGCAGGAATGGCTTGAGCATACTGAGCAACAGCCACGCGCAAAGAATCGCGCATTTCTTCGATATCAACACGTTGTTCCTCCTGCGTAACATTCAAGTCCATTGGAATCTCACGACGTACATAGTCACGAGATACGAGCTTGTCTGAGCGCATTTGTAGTAAAGCAATGATGGCACGGTTTGGATCCATACCAGACATAATTCCGTAGCGTACATCTACGCCGTACTCACCCTTAATGTCACGAGATGGTGTGTACTTTAGAACGTAAGGTGTTCCATCATCTGAACCCTTGATGGTTTTTGGAATGCCACCAAATACTTTCTCATCTGCTTCAAAGCAAACTGAGATAAGTTCTTGGAACATACGAGCAAACTGTGCTTGCGCTGATTTGATCTGTGTATCAAAGCCAGCCTGTAGTGCTTGCACACCACGACCAGTAACTACTGATGCACTGATATCTCCTGAACGAGATTCAGGATAACGAGCACCAAGACGAAGTTCGCGTTCTAACACACCGGATTCAGCGAAGACTCCAGGTGGTAGCTCTAGTGGAACACGACGAATACCTTGTGGGTTTGCAGAACGCATAATTGCATCTGGTCCAAGTGCCAACTCTTGCACATCCTGTGGAATAGCAATAGGTGCTTGGATGGATTTTTCTGCTGCTTGGATCTGCAATACTGCAAAACGAGCACGAGCAAGCTGTACAGATAGAACATCATCAAACTGTCCACGCGCTTCACCATCTAGGGATGAACGCATTACGACAGATGCCATTGCCTTACCTAAGATGTTAGGTGTGCGTGATAGAACTAAATTCTTACGTTCTGGCAAGTACAGCAAATCTTGTTCTTTGTCGTGGTACTTGACCATTGAGATGTAAGGAGAAGAAAGAGCGTACTGGTTCTTACCTAGAATTAAATCGTAATACTCTGGGTACTGTGCAGCTAATGTCTCTGCATCGGTAACAATTACCTGTGTGACAGATAATACGCGACCATAACGATCTAACTCTGGGTAGGTACCGAATGGGTTAAGCATACGGATGCGAGGGTTGTTGTCCTCAAAGTCCATCTCAACCATACCAATACCAAGACCGTAGGTGTTATACCAGTCTGCTGCTGTGTACATCTGCAGTTGTAGGTCAGAGTTTGTTACATAAAAGTTTGCAATACGAGTTCTAGTATCTGCTGCTTTACGTGCTGCATCTGAAACCATATTGGTTGCTGAGCAGTTAAAGGATGGCAGTGGTGCCATCGCTTCTGCTAAGTCACGAGCTGCGACGTCAATGAAGTTTGCAACCAGAGGCTTTGGATAGTCCTCTGAAAACATTGCAGGATATACCTTAGAGATATCTCCCTGACGCACCGAGAGCACATCACGCATACGTTGATCTCGCGCTGATGAGCGAGTACGTAAGCGTGCGAGCTTAGCGTCAACTTCTTTGACTGATAACAATGTGGGGTCCTTACTTCTTTTTAGTTAATCCTGGGTATTTCTTAGCAATAGCCTTCTTAGCGCCAGCTTCTGCTTGTCTAACACCAGCAGGTGATACACGACGTTGTAGCGCTTCTACTGCTGCTGGTCCTGTAAGAGACATAGGTGTCTTCTTTGTAGGTGCCTTAGTTGCTGTTTTCTTAACTGCAGGCTTTTTCATATTTGGCATTGTTGTCTCCTTAGATGAATGTGCGATCTTTTTCTGCGAGCAGTTCATCTATGTTGATAACTGTTCGTTTGCCTACCTCGTAGCGAGATAGAAAAGGATTCTTCATATGGTGGGTTTGATGTAATCCTTGGTTGAGCATCTCACGTGCTCGGATCTCACAGAACCACAGTGCCATCACCATATCGGTCTTACCTTTAGTAGTTGGTGACCACGTAATCAATTGCTCGATGAGCGCCTTGATGTTTTCAGTTTGGTCAGAAGGTAAGTGAATAAGGTTGTCGCGGTGGTGCTTTCCGTCGAACTGTTTTGTGCCGAACAAGGTGGACATAGAAGCAACACCGAAACCGGAGTCCCACTTGTTGGTTCCAGTATGGTGTTCTCGCAGTAACACACCCCGTGAGGCAAGGTTCTGGCGGATGCCCTCATCTTGCGTAAGGAATGATTGAAAAGCATTCTTCTCTACTATCCACTCACTAGGTGAGTACAGGGAAGTCCAGTCAAAGATTAATTGACGGATCGCAGCAGGTGTTGGCCTAGTAATTTTAATAGCATCAACGATATAGCGTTTATGTGTAGCGCGATCAACAGCGTAACAAATGGCGGCTGTATCACCAACCATAGCGGGGTCAAGACCACAAATAAAAGAAAAGCCATTAACATCACGCGGATGGCCTGGGTGACCAGGAACCAGACGACCTGCTTTACGCATTCCATCAATAGCACCTCTTACGCAGACTGGATCAAAGATGGCATCATCTGAGATGTCTTGCTGTTGATAGACAAGCGCCCAAGTAGATGCATCCATAGCTTGACGTTCGTTGTAAAGGTTACGACCATTCCATCTAGGATAGAGGCCGTCTTCGTTCAAATCTGATTCTGTCTGTCCGTCAAAGGGAGCATCAGATGCTGGCCAGAGAGTCTCCCAATTATCAGGGTCTTCATCTGTCTTTAATAAAGCTGGCATTGCAAGATAGGTCCACGGAACCAAGCCACCAGGGTAGCGGTCTTCGGAGCGTAGCTCGCGGTATAAGTCAACTGCGGTAACACGGGTACCTACGATAATCAACTTACCAGTAGGGTTAAGACGAGAACGCACATCCTGGGTCAACCAACGGATTTGCTTCTCAAACTCGTTGGCGTTCTTTAATGTCACCGCATCGTCTACGATAATCATATCTGCACGCTTACCGTAGATCTGACCACCAATACCGACGGCTTCGATGTTCGGGTCCTTTTCAGATGACTCACGGAGTTCATCACCGAAGGTGACACGGGTTGCCTGCCACGAGGCAGACTTAGAGTTAAACCCTACGCCAGCAGCGTAAGCCTGTTGGAGTGCTTCATAATTAGGATGAGTCAGGCGTTGCTTGATGGCGTAGAGAAAGTCTGCTGCAAGTTGCTGAGTCTGGGAAACAATCAGCACACGAAAGTTAGGGTTCTGACAAACCTGCCACGTGACGTAATCAATCGTCACGGTCATAGACTTGGCGTGGTTTGGCGGAATGTTCAAAAGGATACGGTTATTAGCCAGACCCTTTTCATACTTCATACTGGGGTGTAGCCACCCAGGTTCACGGCCTTCGATTACATCTATTAGATTCTGCTGATGTGGGAAGGTGCGGGAGTGTAGGTACTTCTGGCGGAACTCAGCAAAGTTTAAGTCGTGGACATCGGAAGCTGCAAAGCTCTTGTCTTTGAGACCCAGCCGTGTTCGGTCAACTTTGTCTGTAAAGACCTTATCGGTGCGACGGTAGTACTCGTAGGTCTTAATGGATTTACCAGCGGAGGCACAAGCCTGCTCGATGGTCATACCCTCTGCTACACAACCAAGGATGATTCTCTTGGCAATATCGGCACTATTGTCAGCCACGTGATCTCCTAAAATTTATTGGGGACGGGCCGTAATCGGATCATATCTTTACTAGGTCGAATGATTCATCTACCAGTAGATAGACCAATCCCCACTAAAAGTACTAGGCAGATCGGGCTTAACGCCCGAAGGAGCCACAGCGAACTGAGGGGTAAGTTAGTGCTCGGCCTAGGGGCCTCGCTAGAGGCCATACCGTAGCAACTCAGGGTCTTTCCTACTAAAGCCCCTTACTATATATAAGGCAGGAAATTTAACGCATTTCCCGTTTTATAGATGTGACCTTCATCACAGTATATATAACCGCAGGTCAGAGGGGTATTGCAGCTTCACTTTAGCAAATATTTTTTGTTGGGGTATATATACCTCCCCCGCCTCAGATTCAACAACCCCGGGTGCCCCCTCCCGCTGGCAGACTCTCTGCCTATGGTAGACGGTTAGACAGTTATGCCCTGACTGTCTGCCTTGTTTGGTTATGGTTAAAGAGGTTGCTCTACCCTCGGCACTATTTAACATCCCGAGATTAAGCCGATTCAATAACTGCTTCAACCCAACCAACCAGCAACCCAACCCGATCACCTGCCCCAACTGGTGACCCATTGACCCAACCGCCGACCCTTTGACCCTGCGCTTTCAGCTCGGGAATCTCTCAGCATTCTCCCAAGTTACTGGGCTTCGCATCCTGGTAACTTACTGCAATTGCGTTATGAAACTGTTACCAAAGCTCGTGCCGTTCGCCTGCCGTATGGGGGAGCCTCACCCATCTTTTTCGTGTATCGTTAGCCCTAGCAGATCCCGAACAATCTGCGAAAGGGTTACAGATGACAATCGAAAACACTTGGAACAAGTTTCAAGAAGAACTGAAAGAAAGAAGTTTGTGCGGTGCTTGTGGTCAGTACTACGACGAAACCGAACAAGGTTCAGATGCTTATCATTCTCCAGAATTATGCGATGCAAATGATGAAGTCTTTGATTATGAAGGCACAATCTCATTCACAACAAATAAGAAACTTACACAAGATCAACTGAATCAACTGATGGACATCATCTCTTTGCAAATCATCGAACCAGTTGATGCAGATCAAGAAGACGAAGACTACTCAACGCGAGGCGTTGAAGTAACAGTAAAGGAAGTTGAATAAATGACAATTCCAACAACCTGCAAGGATTTCGTTTCACATCCTCACATCGTGGAAATCACGCGACAATACAAAGACTCAGAAGGAAACACGACAAGAGAAGAAAAAAGAGAAGGATATTGCTACACCTGCCAAGAGGCTTCAGCATCAGAAACGCAAGGAACTTCTGCAATTGCTGAGGCTTTGATTGCTTTGGGAATTCCTGCAGATGTTCACCAGACTGGGGGCTTTACTATGTGCGTTTATGTGAAAACTGGTGATGAGTCCTACATCTATGCAAACGCTGAGGGCTTTTCATTCTACAAAGATGCAGAGTGTGAAGGCTGGGCGAATTGTTTCTTTGCAGAATCTGAAACAACTCCAGAACAAAAAGCGAAGGCAATCCAAACAACAATGAAGACTGCAAACCTAGAAGCAAAGGAACTCACCAAATGAAAGAGGCGACCTGCTCAAAGTGTGGAGAGATCTACAACCCCGAAGAGTTCGGGGAGTTGCACTATGCAGACGACTGCAACGGCTCACCAATAAACGAAATCCAATACAACTAGATCGAAACCCCTTCGGGGGTCGTGGCGTAATTCGTCACCTGATGAGATCAGAAACTGAAAGGGTTAGAAATGACAACAGCAACAATGACAAAGAAGCAACAAAAGCAGGAAGACTACGACTATGCAAAGAAGCAACTCTTGGAGTTCTTTGTGAAGGAAGGCGACACCATCTACACAGTTTTGAGAAGTGTCGCACCTAGTGGAATGAGTCGCACGATGTCCCTCAAGGTCGCCAGAGAAGGCAGAATCCTCGACCTGACCTATTACGCCTCAGTTGTTTTAGATTATCCACTTGTTGAGGTAAATGGATCCCGCGCTCTTCGTGTGGGTGGTTGTGGGATGGATATGGGTTTCCACGTGGTCTACAGTCTTTCCCGCGTTCTATTTCGTGACAAGTACGAAGGACAACCCGAAGCCGTAGATGCTGGCTATTCACTTTCGCAGGCGTGGCTCTAATGCGTAACGTGACCCCTCGCGGGTGGTTCGTGTTGGGAATTCTTGCCACTCTCGCCCTTTGGTTGCTGGTGCTGGTGTCCTCTTCCCTTTGGTGGGTTGGGATTGACTCACCCAATGCGGAGCTTTTGGGCTGGTGTTGGGGGTCAATGACTGAATGCGTCCAACTCTAGAGACGAACTGCCGCGCATCGGTTCGGGTCGGTGCGTGGTGGTCTGTAGCTAGATACTGCAGAAAAATAAGGCGAGACACTACTAGAGGGAGACAACAAATTATGAGTTACGAACCACCATTAAACGATTCAGTATTTGCAGGGGAGGGAGACGATGAAGAATTGTCCCCTGAGTTCGACACATTAGAAGAAATGGAGATACCAGAATGAATGAAGAGTACCTACGAGCAAAGTTTAACTTATGCCTTGATGAAGCTGAGAAAGACATCCAGCAACAGGAGATAGCCAGGGCTATCAAGAACCTAGAGCGTGCTAACAGTGCGCTCTCGCGCCTATTTGGTCTAGACGAGGGAGACAACAATGAATAACATCTACACCTTACATCCACCCAAGTCTGAACTGATCCTGTTTTACGAAGTGGTAGAGCCTGATGGTTCTAATACGTGGGGCGGAGCTAACGCTGAACAATGTATGCAATGGCTAACCCTTGCACCTACCGGTAGCCGTGTGCTGGTCTCTGCGTGGGATAGTGATGAGGAGGATGCCCACTTAGTAGGGCAGACGATAGACATAACAGAGATTATTCAACGAGCAAGGGAGGTGGGCAGATGAGTTTAGTGTTAGGGATAGCGGTAGTAATGGTGATAGTCTATGTGCTTATAGTGTGGGAGGACAATCTTAATGACTGATGAGATTAAGAAAAGGGTGGCAACTGCCAAACGAAAGAATGTAAGAGATAGAAACTACAGACGTGCAAGAGACAGGGCGTTAGTTCGCCTTGCTCATCTATACCCTGATACCTATAAGCAACTGCTTGAAATGGAGAAGATAGAAGATGAAAAGCAAGGGAAAAATTGGATTAGCATTGACGGCACTACTGTTCTTAGCGTGGGCGTACACACACGAGCCAACGCCGTCCCAGATGTTGCGGGACGTACCGATTATGAAAGCACGGACGAAGGCTACAATGGAGGAGAAGCGTGAGAACAAGGCACTTATCATTAGTTACCTCAACGCACTCGGTTACAACGACAGTCAGATCAAATGTGCCGTCACCTTATGGACCCGTGAGAGCAGGCTTGACCATCTCGCAGACAACCCAAGATCAACAGCTTACGGAATTGCTCAACTCCTTAGAGAACGTAGTAGCCAACCTGAATTACAAATCCTTCGAGGTGTACGATACGTTGAACATCGCTATCGAGGCAGTTTCTGCAGCGCTAAAAGACACTCAGACCTCAGAAACTGGTACTGATGCTGACCGGTGTTAGTTTGTTTGCAGGCGTTGGTGGCTTTGACCTTGCTATGCAGCGACAAGGAGTAAAGGTAGTAGCCTCGGTTGAGATAGATAAGAACTGCAACCAGGTATTGGCGCAGCATTTTCCTGACGCTACACAATTTACAGATGTGACCACAGTTAAAGGAGAGGATCTAATCAATGCAGGATTTACACCAAGCACAGGAATTATTACAGGAGGATTTCCCTGCCAAGACCTCAGCGTTGCTGGCAAAAGAGCTGGTCTTGCTGGCGAACGAAGCGGGTTATTCTGGGAGATTGCAAGACTTGTGGAAGAAACGCAAACAGAATACTTCATCATCGAAAACGTCCCTGGTTTGCTATCCAGTAACGAAGGAAAAGATTTTGGAGTCGTCATCGGGACGATGGCAGACCTCGGGTATTCTGTTGGATGGAGGGTGCTTGATGCTCAACACTTCGGAGTACCCCAGCGCAGGCGTAGAGTCTTCATCGTTGGCAGACGTACTCCTAACTCAAGCGTTGCCGAAATACTCTTTAAGTCAGAAGGCTTGCGAAGGAATCCTTCGACGAGCAAACAAGAGGGGCAAGACCTTACCCGAGAAACTCCAAGCAGCTTTGGTCAGACAGGCTTCGCTAAGTACACACCAGGAGTAACAACCCTTACTGCTACTGGTTACAAAAGACCCGAAGATAATGTAGTTGTGACTTCATCATCCTTTGGTGGATACACAGAAGGAGTTGGCACATTGCGTGCCAATGGTGGTGATCTAGGTGGAGGAAGTGAGAACCTTGTGGTTCACCAAGAGTAGACGAGCACAGAATGTGGATGACTACGAGACTTGGATTGAAGGAGGAGTAATGCCAACGCTTAACGCATTTGATAATGGTGATGTGCGAACGACAGTCATTGTCTTTCATCCTCACTACCACGACGGAGCTAGAGTTCAAGGAGACACAATGAATACACTTACATCACGTATGGGTACAGGTGGAAACAATGTATCGGGCATTGCTACTCCAACTAACGTGCGCCGCTTAACTCCAGTAGAGTGCGAAAGATTGCAGGGTTTCCCTGATGATTGGACTGCTGGACAATCAGACTCAACCAGGTACAAGCAGATGGGTAATGCTGTAGCTGTACCTGTGGTAGAGTGGATCATACAAAATATCTGTGATACTATTTAAGCAGAAGGTTTTTCTTTCTTTCGCCTTCTCTTTCGGGCAAAGCCCCATCAGTAACGGGAACTGGTGGGGCTTTGCTTTACCCGCCAGTAGAATAAAAGCCTTTACCCTTGAAGGTAACACCTGGTGAGTCCCACTTACGCACCATTGGTATGTGGCAGTCAAAGCAAGATGGTTCACGAGGTTCCTCGTGGATACTACGTTCAATAGTTAATACTGTGTTGCAATCAGGGCAACGATAGTCGTACTGCATTAGAGCTGCACCGCCTCTTCAATCGGTAGATAACCTACTAACTTACTTACTTTATTAGAACGTGCAAACTCTGTAGTCGCTGGCATCCAGTGGTTCAACCACTCAGGTTCAGGTACGTCCATCAGGTCAAAAGAAAAGACACCTTGCGGTGTCGAGTTGATGTAGTAGGGGATAAGATCTCGCTCTGCTGCTTGAGTTATCAGCTTGCGATACTTCATCTCCTCTATCAGTAACGTGGGATAATGGGTATGTCTACACTTCAACTCTATGTAGTGACCTGCTTGGGTAGAGATGCAGTCGAAGGCATCATAGATACCTGGTGCTTTCTCTAAGTCAGGATAGAAACCTTCACGCAGGAAGGTAAATAATAACTCTTCGTTCATTGCCACGGCGATACACCACCTAGATTATCCTGCAACCTACGCAGTGACTGAGCACACCTACGATCTGCGGTAGAGATAGCGCACTCTAGTACCTGTGCTATCTGTTGCAGGGTAAAGTTCTCGTGATGACGCATACGCAAGATAGTCTGGTCATCTTGGTCTAGTTTAAGAAAGCCACGCTTGATGTCAATGAGATTAGCAAGAAGGTTGCCACCTTCTGCCGGAGATGATGAACCTTTAGGTTGCCCATCAGTAATCATCTCTTGTGCTTGTTCTAATACTGTTCCATCTATGACTGATGCAATAACAAAGGGAAGCAACTGACCAAGTGTAGCTGACTCGTAGTAGGCTTCATCATTAGTCTGGTATCCAGACTTAGCAGCCTTCTCCTTGCGTGCATAACGTTCTGCTACACGCCTCATCTGCCACGCAATGCGTTGCTCGTTATGTCTGCGTCGCTCTTCGATAGGTTCCATTAAGTAAACTGTGTGATCTTCCACCCTAGTCATAGCCCACGCCATCAACTCTTGTTTGATGTCATCCTTCTCAACGTGCTTGTTATACCTACGATAGATAGTGTTAGCAACACTAGGCACTAGGTCATAGATTACTGGGTGCAGCTCAGTCACGAGGCCACTTACCATCTAAGACCATCAGTGCAATAGCACTGTAGTTCAGTAGATCAATGAAGCTATCTCGTAGTGACTCATTCTCTGGTGTTGCACCGCTATCAATCAAGTGGTTGATGCGTGCTGTCTTGTCGTGCATACGCACACGCAAACCATTGAGCGGTCCACCAGGGGACAGACTAATATTAGTTGGGCCATAGTCTTTGTGCTTCTTGATGAGCAGGTTACCTGCACCATCTAAGACTTCCCAGACATCAGTGACAAACTTGACGTGCTTGTAATCTATCTTGTCGGCAATGGCCTTATTAAAATCGTCTCCGCTAACTGATCGTAACTTAGGATCTGGAAGCCCATATGATGCAAAGTCTGTAGCATCGTGTCCCACTCGCTCTTTGTCATTGTCATACATTCGACTCCCCTATCAGTAACTTTTTCGTAGCATCAATTCCATTAGCCAAGTAGTAATCATTGATGTCCATACCTGGTGGTAGTGTAACAATCTGTGAGTTCATTACCTCGTTAGCCACGCGCTTAGCAAACTCAGCACCAGGGTTAGACCCATCCTCTTTGATGTCATTGTCGCCAACAACAAAGATAGTTTCATACCCTGCAAAGAGCTTAGGAAAGTGTGGCTTCCAGGCTGCAACACCTGGTACTCCCACTGCTGGTATCCCAAGCTCTCCGCTAGTGACTATCGCATCTAATTCACCTTCACATACAACGATGTAAGGTGAGTCAACAGTGATGTCACAAACGTTATACAGGTGTGCCTTCTGCCCAGTAGGTGAACCATACTTAGGCTTGGCATCATCTAATCTTCTAAACTTAAAGCCAACACAACCACCGGATGCCGTGATGTATGGGATGGATAGCCACCCTTCATACATCTCGTGTCCGTTGATTGGGTTAGTAATAGTCCCTAACTGAAACAGTCCCGCTGTCTCTTCAGAGATCCCACGTCCTTCGAGTACGGCTAGAGCCTCTGGACTTATTGCTTGGGCGTATTGTTGCGCCGCTTCCAGCAGCAATTTCGACTGCACGTTTGAGGCCATCGTTAAACTCCAAGTTCTCTAGTATGCACACTAAGTTAGCTGCGTTGCCACCCTTACCGCAGGTATGGCAGAAATATAAATTGTCATAAGTATTGATAACTGCTGAACGTCTACTGTCACTATGTAAACAGCAACGAACCGAAGCACTCTTGCCTTCACGTACTTCACCTCCGAAGTGCGAAACAATTGCTGCTATGGGGATTGTGTTTGCATCAACGGCACCTTTGAACCGTCCCGCTTTACGTACCCTGGACCAGTCTTGTGCTGGCATACACACCCCTTATCATCACACTTAGTGTGCCATTGAGATGAACGTTTGTAGTGAGTAAGAGTGTTCTCTTCTCCTGCTTTATGACAGTTCTGGCAAATCATTTAGGCTGATGTTCCTTAATGACTTCTACTGCTACGCCTCGCAAAGCTCTTTCAGCATCAATCAATCCCCAGTTGTAAGCGTTATGTTCTGGGTGTGGGTTTTCTGGATCTTGTGGATCAATCAAAAGGTCTGCAATAATTCTTGCAAACTTATGTTCATCAATTAGTTTCGGCTTCATCTTTGGTTTCCTCCTCTGTTGTTTCAACTACTTCTTCTACTACTGGTACAAGTATCTCTGATGTTGTGATGTTACCTTCTGGTACTGGCATTACTGTTTCTCCTTTAGCCATTGAGTTAAGTCTTGGATTACCCAAGCCTGATCTATTGATGCGTTGCGACGCTTAACTATTACATACGACAAGGGTACTTCCCCGATACCACGTGCCTTTGCATAGTTAAGCGCCTCAACTTGTGCTTCTCTCCAGAACTCAGGCAACGATAGGGTTGCCCTGTTCTTGAGTTCAAGGATATAGGTTTCTCCCGCGATAACAGTTACGATGTCGCCCTCATCCTTTGCCCCAGCTTTAGACAAACGCTCCGCAGTTACACCTTTATTGCGTAGCCACTTCATTACATCTGTCTCAAACTGAGAACCTTTAGTCTTGTTGTACTGACTCATCTACCAGTACAACCTTGTTGATTTTATAGATGATGTTGCCTTCTTCATCTTTAACTAACTCGACAATACCAGATTGCAGTAAGGCACCAACGAAGTTGGTTAGGTCTACCTTGAGTGCATCAACATCTGCACGCAGTGCATCAATCTTTAGATTGTCTCGGTACTTATTGGTTAACTCTGGTTCAGACATTATACCCTCCTTGGTATCCTGCAATGGTATCTTTTCTTAGCATCCAACCAAATTCATTTTGGTCTGATATCTGTACTGCTGCGTAGTTTACCAGTAGCTGTGCAAACTTGCTTCCATCAGCAGTGTGTGCGCCAAACCGATTCTTCACCGGTGCTACCTTGAGTATCCCTTGCGATGGGTCATAGCCCAGTGTAAGTATCAGTGCAGGTAACTGACTGACCTTTCCGTGAATTGCTCTGCGATGAGGTGGGTTACTAGGTGACCCATACTCTGACTGTTCTGATACGTGGTGCAGGACCATCACACAGGCTTCAGTCTTGCGTGCCATATCGTGAAGCTCCATCATAATTGCTCTAAGTCCAGCCCATTCGTTGTCCGTCTCAGCGGTGATGTTCATTAAGTTATCAATGACTATCAACTCAGGTGGTTGTCCATAGAGTTCAACGTAAGCCCTGATCTCTAACTCCAAGTCATCAATGTTTGGAGAAGAATCAAAGACCCACTTAATGTGTGAAAGTTTGTCTAAGTGTGCATTGTAATACTTACTATCGTTAGAAAGGTTTGCCTCGACTGTCACTTGTGAGTGACCAGATAGATGCGATACAGACCTCATCATTACAGTAGTGGTATCAGTATCTGCGGAGAAGAAAAGTGTAGGAACCTTGGCTTTGATTGCATAGATCAGGGAGAACATAGACTTACCAGCATTAGGTGCTGCAGCTACCATACATACCTGGCCTCTGCGAAACTTAATACCTTCTACTGCTAACCCATTCCACACATCAGGCAGTGGTGTTGCTTTGGTAAGCACTCCACTCCAAGCGCGGGAAAGATTAAGCAACGTCGTCCTCCTGATAGATTTTGATTCCTCGATCACGTCTGATGCGTTGACGATCTCTAATTGTCAGACCGCCCCAGATACCGTGAGCCTCATTCTTAATACCCCACTCAGCGCACTCTCTACGATGAGGACACCTATTACAAATCTTCTTTGCAAAGGTGGCATCAACTGTAGATGCGCCAGGAATACCAGATTCATTATCGGGGAACCAGAAGTCACCACCGATTGTTGCACAACTAGGAGCTTCGTATTTACTTGGCTCCCGCATTAGTTATCGGACCCAGATGGTGTCGCACTTATCTGGCGCACCCTTTGGTGCTGCACACATATAGCCTGACCACGGACCCTTTTGTCCTACGCCTGAACGTAGTGTCATTGCACCGTGACGGCAGGTATTACCGCCACCTGCTGGTGCTGGCGCAGCAACTGGTGTTGCATTGAAAGCTTGTGCTACTGCTGCAACTGTTGGTGCTGCTTGCCCACCTGTGAACTCTGCACCTGTTGCTTTAATCAAAGTTGAAACCATACCTAGATCATTAAGACCTGTCTCTAGTTCCTGAACATTTGCTGCGTAAAGATTGATAAGTGTTCCGTCTGCCAACTTGTAGTTGACTTGAAACTTTGTACCTTCTGTAGCCATTTACTTGCCTCCACTTTGCTTGATTGATAGTCGCTGACTCTCAGCTCCTACCTTCTTAGGGACGAACCCTAATAGTTTTTCTACCTCTGTACTGTCAACTGACTCACGTCCTTTAACAGTTGTCCAACTCACTTCGATACCTGAATTAGTAGTACCCAGTACTCCTTCAAAGGATGCCTTCAAAGAATCCTGTTGCTTTTCTAATTCTTTAATTTGTTCTGCTAACTGTAGATATAGCAATGCGTTCTTGTCAACCTCTGCGTCAGCAATGATTACTTCACTGACTGACGTACGTTCTTTTTTTAGACCAACGCATCCCATCTCACCAGATGCGTCAAAGTACTTACAGTAATGCTGACAGTAACTTGCATCCTTCTCTGGTGCTGGTGCTTCCTTTGCTTCCTTAACAGCCGCTAGCCAACCGAGTGCTTCTAGTGCAATGGACTCATCGTAGTCTTCGGTGTGAACCTTGACATCTCTTTCGTCCCCGTCCCTGGCAATTGCTACCAGTGACACTCGGTTGACCGCATAGCCGTTGTTAGCTAGGAGGTAGCCGTATAGCTGCACCTGCCACCGTTGCTGATTGCTTGGAAAGTAAGAAAGGTTCCGGACCTTGCTTGTCTTCCAGTCAATCACATCACCGGTACTAGGTACGAAACAGTCAATGTGTGCTTTCATTCCGTTGTATTCAACTTCGGTTTCAATCAGCACATCTGGATTATCTGCTAGTGCTCGTTCAATTTCTGCGTGGATAGCAGTACCCATAATAGCAGCAAGCTTGAGTTCATTGTCATTAGTTTCAGGTTGATCGTTAAGTCGGTACCACACCTTACGGCGACAGCCACCTACCTCTGATGGACCAATCTGTACCTGTGTAGATCGTGAACGCTTCGCGTCCCCTGCACGTAGTGCAGTCAGCAGTAGTTCCTTTGGGTCAGTCACTTCTTGTACTTCCAATCTACCCATAATTCAAATGCTCTACCAAGAATAATACCAATAGCTAAACCTGCAAGAAATGCTGTCATTGGCTTACCTTCTCTGCTTGATCGTGCAAAAGGAAAGCAAGTCTACACGCTTTCCAACCTTGCTCAAACCAGTAGTGTGCAGCGTATTCAGTCGTTGCTGTAACTTCTCTAAACTCTGGTGCTACATAATCGTAAGTATTAAACTCCATTAGTACTCAAACCCTACGTACCAGAACCCAAGTTGTACATCAATAAAGTATCTGTTTATAGTAAAACCAATACCAAATCCAGATAAGCGACCGTATGTTAAAAACTTATTAGTTATGCCAAATCTCTTTTGCATTACTGTTCCTCTGCTTTACCTAGCATCCAAGCATCAAGATCTGAAATACGATAACGATACCCTTTACCTAGCTTCGCACGTGGTATTCCAATTTCTGTTGCACGATTGTACAAAAATCCAATGCTTACAGATAAGTAATCTGCTGCCTCTTCTGTTCTCAACCAACGGTCTGCTTGTGTATTCATTGCTACCTCCTATAGTCGTTCTTGGACTACTAACTGTATGGGCTTACCAGTATTCGCGTCAAGTACCGAAGCAATCTCCACTGCTTTACGGGCGTGTCTCTTTGCGTAGGCTAACTCCATATCAGGCTTACAGCTTGAATACAAATAACCAAGAGCAAACTGCCCACCACTACCAATAGCGTATGCTCCGACATTACTTTGGAAAAAAGAGAGATCACAAGCAATCCTAAAGACATTGCCGTTAAAAGCCACGAGATAATCAAAACCGCCATCTTTGTCCACCTTGTTGTAGTCGTAGTTGTTGTCTGTAAATGCTTGATTGATACTGGGTATAACTTTCTTTCCCATAAATTGCACAGGATCTTCACCACGATAGAGCGGTGGCTTCCAGTTGTACGAGAGTATGTCACCAGGTCTGGTATCACCTGATATACCGATGAGATACTTGCCAACCTCAACAATCTTTGGCGTACTCGTTGCTAACGTTACTAGGTTGTCCTCTGTAATCTGTGAGTCAGCAACGAACACTGCGTAATCAATACCTTCAAGCGCCGCGATAGTTGTCATACTAGAGATCCTACCAGTCATCGGCGTGTCGTCGCGTAGCGACACCTACTAGGCATTACAATATGAGCCGTGAGGCGAATTAAACAGACGGGCGCCCT